TTCTGATCCTGAAATTACGCTCAAGGGTGCTCCGGAAAAAAATGTAAAGTTTCCTGGTGCGGATCTTCAGTTCAATCTTTCTGCAGAAGATCTGGTGGCATTACAAAAAGCATCTGCTGTCTATAGTCTTCCTGATCTCACCTTCCAATCTGAAGAAGGGTCTGAAATTATCAAACTTATTCTTAGAGACAAAGAAAATGATACCAGTAATACTTACGATATCACTGTGGCAGGTTGTGCTACTGGCACCTATTCTCTGGATCTCAAGATTGAAAACATTCGTCTGCTACCGGGTGACTATACTGTCAAAGTATCCCAACACCTTATCTCAGAATGGACTAATGTAAACACCGACCTTACCTATTACATTGCTCTAGAACCAGCGTGAAGCACCTTCTGTTTACTCTAAAAGATTGTAACCGCGATCTTTTGAATGACGAAGAGTTTATCAGAGATATTATTTACAATGCTTCTAGAAAGTGTAAATCAACTCTGTTAGCAATCAACTCACACAAGTTTGATCCTCAAGGTGTAACTTGTGTGGCGATGCTAGCAGAAAGTCATATTAGTATTCACACATGGCCAGAGAAAGGTATGGCAGTCTGCGATATCTTTACCTGTGGTGAGCATACCAAACCCAAGAAGGGTATGGAGTATATGCAAATGATGTTCAGTGCCAATGACATCATATCTAAATCATTTATGCGACCATTAGAATGAGCAAAGAGTTTTTGTGGGTGGAGAAATACCGTCCAAGTATTGTTGAAGATTGTATCCTTCCTGCTAGTATCAAGGAAGTCTTTCAGGGTTTTGTCAACCAGGGAGAACTACCTAACCTGCTGCTGAGTGGTACTGCTGGTGTGGGCAAGACAACCATCGCTAAGGCGCTGTGTGAAGAGATTGGTGCCTCTTACATCGTCATCAATGGATCTGATGAGGGACGCTTCCTAGACACTGTGAGGAACAGAGTTCGTCAGTTTGCTACGACTGTCTCTCTGACCTCTGGAGCGTCCCACAAGGTGGTCATCATTGATGAGGCAGACAACACCACTAGTGATGTGCAACTGTCTCTCAGGACTGCTGTGGAGGAGTTTCATAGCAACTGCCGTTTCATCTTCACCTGCAACTTCATCAATAAGATTATTGAACCGTTGCATTCACGTTGTACGGTGGTTGATTTTAGAATCAAACCTGAGCAGTCTACTCAACTTCAGGGAGAATTCTTTACTCGTCTCCAAACTATTCTTACTAATGAGAATGTAGAGTATGAAGATAAAGTTCTTGCTAAAATTACTAAGCGTTATTATCCTGATTGGAGGCGTCTTATTAATGAGTGCCAACGCTATGCCGCTACTGGTGCTATTACGTCTGCTATTCTTGTGGATGTTGCTGATGTCAATCTTGACACTCTCCTTTCATCCTTAAAGAAAAAGGACTTTACTAATGTAAAGAACTGGGTAGTTCAGCATCTGGATAACGATCCTAGTATGGTGATGCGTAAGATCTATGACAGTTTGTATGGTGTATTGAAACCTGCTTCTATTCCTGAAGCTGTTCTTATCATCGCCAAGTACATGAAAGACATTACTATTGTTCCTGATCAAGAGATCAACCTGTTGGCATGTCTTACTGAGATTATGATGAGTTGTGAATTCAAATGACAGTTAAAACTACACCGCAGAATGTAAAAGAATCCCACGAGGGTCTTTTCTATGCTACAATGAATCTACCTGCTGCAGCAAAACACTGTGGCATGACTGAGAAGGAATTAAAGATGACGTTTTTTGAATACCTAAAATACAATGCCCCGAACTTTGAAATCTCTAAAGACACCCCTTCGCTACCCAGGGGGCAAAAGCAGAGCACTGGCAAACCTATTCCGGTTCCTCCCAGACCTTTCCCAGGCAAGCGAGTATCGTGAACCATTCCTAGGTGGTGGTTCTGTTGCTATTGAAATTGGTAAACGTTATCCAAATCTAGACATTTGGGTGAATGATCTGTATGAACCACTCTATAACTTCTGGAGGGAACTTCAGGAGAATGGTAGTGAGATGCGAGATCAACTTGTGCAGCTCAAGAATCGTCATCCAGAACCAGTATCAGCAAAACTGCTATTTTTAGACGCTAAGGAAAAAGTAAACGATGATCAAACACCCAACTTATCTCGTGCTGTTAGTTTTTACGTTGTTAACAAGTGCTCTTTTTCTGGTCTCACTGAGTCCTCATCCTTTAGCAGGCAGGCATCTGAATCCAACTTCTCAATGCGAGGAATAGAAAAACTTCCGGATTACTCTTTGATGATTAAGAAGTGGAAGATTACTAATCTTCGCTATCAAGAACTTCTTACTGATAATAAAGATATATTTACTTATCTAGATCCTCCTTATGAGATTGGTTCTAATCTCTACGGTAAGAAGGGGAACATGCATAAGGGGTTTGATCATGATGGGTTTGCTGCTATCTGTGATCGGTTCATAGGTCCTCAACTTGTATCATATAACTCTTCTCAACTTATCAGAGATCGTTTTACTGGATGGACAGCTGCTGAATTTGCACACACTTACACTATGAGAAGTGTGGGAAGTTATAATACTGATCAAGCATCTCGCAAGGAACTCGTTCTAACCAACTACGAATTATGACATATCAACTGAAAGATTACCTTTATTCTATTAATCAATCTAAGAAAAGTATTCTTGATGACGATGCTGATGGTGAGCGAGGGTATCCTCCTTATATTATTAACAGGTGCCTCAGTTCTTTCACTGACACTGTGTTATATTCCAATGAGATGAATAAGAACCCACATCTTCCAAAGAAGATGCAGTATGACTTTTTTATAAATAGTGTGAAGCCAAGGAAGCGTTTCTCTCCTTGGGCACGAAAAGATTCTATTGATTATCTTGAATTAGTTAAAGAGTATTATGGTTATAATGACGATAAAGCACTCCAAGCTCTTAGGATTCTCACTAAGGATCAGTTAGATCATATTAAAAAAGCATTGTGCAAAGGTGGTAAACATGAGCGGTGAAACTGAAGTTCAGTGGAAGCAAAGTGATATGGTGGAGGTGGTTCTTAGTGAACCCGATGACTTTTTAAAAGTGAGAGAAACTCTGACTAGAATTGGTGTTGCTTCACGTAAAGAAAGAAAGATCTACCAATCTTGTCACATCCTTCATAAGCAAGGAAAGTATTATATTGTTCATTTTAAAGAGTTGTTCGCCCTGGATGGTAAGAACACTAACTTTTCTGTGAATGATTTGCAAAGGCGTAATAGAATTTCACAACTCCTTTCTGATTGGGGTTTAATTACTATTGTTGATGCTGAAAAAATTCAGGATCTAGCACCACTTAACCAAATTAAAGTTCTTGCTTTTCGTGATAAAGAAGAATGGGTACTTGAGTCTAAGTATAATATCGGTCGTAAAAAATCTACTGAAGAGTAGAGTAATCCGTAATTTTTAATAAAGAAAACCCCTTATTAAAATTTTATTGGGTATGTTTAAATAACTGTGTGATGCCGAAAGGGTCACATGTAAACGTCGCTTATTTAAGGACATGGTAGATATTAACTGGGAAACTTATACTCCCTATTCACTTGGATTTAATGAAACATTCCACAGACTTGAAGCTCTTGCTGGAGGTGGAAAGAATTACCCTCCATACAACATCGTTACTGGACCTGATGGTAGAACCACTTTGGAAATCGCTCTTGCAGGATTTTCATCAGGAGATATCAAAGTGGAGACAGAACGAAATGTTCTAACAGTTTCTGCTAATAAAAGTCGTGAAGAAACTGAACGAGAATATACTCATCGTGGAATTTCTTACAAAACATTTGCAAGAAACTGGCAGATGGCAGACGATGTAGAGATTGAAGAAGTTGAATTTGAAAATGGTCTATTAACAATTCTTCTTCGGAAAGAACTCCCCGAGAATCAAAAGCGAAAAACTTGGTTCTAAATAAATTGTAAAGGAGACTTGACGGTCTCCTTTTTACTTGGTATAATATAAAAAAGATTTAAACTATGGCAACTCCAATTGAGCACAACGTCCGGATCATTCATTTAATGACTGGAGAACATGTAATTTGTAATTTCACTCAAATTAGAGAGGAAGATAAGTTTGTTGCTTATCAGATGCTTTATCCTCTTACTCTTACACTGTCCCAAGACCCTAGTCAAGGGGATTCGTTCAATGTAACATATCGTAGGTGGAATCCCTTCACCCCTTACGAAGATCATCGGGTAGCACCTACTGCCGTTATTACTGCAATGCCACCTTCTCAAGAAATTCTTGACAACTACGTAACTAAACTGAAAGAAGCAGGCGTTGACTGCTCTTTCTTACCTAATAATGGAGATGATATCATTGGCGAACCAACTCAAAGTGCTGCTACTGAAGGACCAGTGGCTGATAGCGAAGATTGAAGAGATTGAAGACGTGATCATGGGAGATCCAGATTGTATCTTGCATGATCCTATGTCCATACAGGGAGACCAGTTGACAGACTGGCTCCCATTTGCTTCCGAAAAGGTGGCAGTGATCCGTTCTTCTGATATAATAACCTTTGTGGACCCAAGCAATGACATCATTGCCTTGTACCGTAACGGAAAAACCGAACTGCTTACTGAATGAAGTTTTATACAAATGTTGAGCAAGCAGGCAATCGTCTGCTAGTCCGTGGATATGAGGGAGGTGTTCCTTTTTCTCACAGGGTGCCGTTCAATCCTACCCTCTATATTCCTACCAAGAATTATTCTGAGTGGAGAACCTTAGAGGGAGGTTGTGTAGAACCTTTACCCATGGGTTCTATCAATGAAGCCAAGGAGTTTATCAAACGGTATAGGGAGGTTGAAGAATTTCCTATCTACGGTAACAGTAGGTACTTGTATCAATACATTGCTGAACAACATCCCGAGGAAGAGATTCGTTATGACGTTTCTAAAATTCGGGTGTTCACAATTGATATTGAAACAGCAGCAGAGAATGGATTCCCTAACATTGAAACTGCAGATCAAGAAATCTTAGCGATCAGTATTAAGGACTCTTATACTGGTCGCATTATTGTCTTTGGAGCTCGTCCATTTGACAATAAAGATCCTATGGTTGACTATATGCATTTTGCATCTGAAGAAACCATGCTTCAGGCATTCTTGTACTACTGGAATGAGAACTGTCCCGATGTTATCACGGGTTGGAACGTCCAGTTATTTGATATCCCATATATTGCTAGGCGTATTGATAGAATTCTTGGAGAAAGTTATACTAAAACTCTTAGTCCTTGGAAACTTATTTCTTGTAGAGAAATTTTCATTAAAGGAAGAAAGCAAATTGCTTATGATCTTCCTGGAATTGCTACGTTAGATTACTATGATCTCTATAGAAAATTCACTTATACGAATCAAGAATCGTATCGTCTAGACCACATTGCATTTGTGGAACTTGGATCTAAAAAACTAGATCACTCTGAGTTTGATACATTCAAAGAGTTCTATGAGAAGGACTGGCAAAAATTTATTGA